TAATTACTTTATCACCTAATCCGTTACCATCAGTGTCTTTCAAGTTATCATAGCCAGGGAAGAGACGCCATGGAGCAGCACCACCTTCAGCACTTGTTTGAAGTTGATATGCAACACGGAAATCAGATGTTTCACTTCTGTATGCTTCAATAATAACTTTTAAAGCAACTGATTCATTTTCAAGAGAAACATTCTTACTTACGTAAGCAGATGCGTGTGGATCTTCTCCACTAATGTTAACACGACCGTCTAGTGCGTAATTGCTGACTGGATCATTGATTCTAAAGAATTCAAATTCAGTTGCACCAACAGTAGAGTCAATAGTTGGAGATACATTTTCATCTGTTGTTTGTAATGTGATTGCAGTTGTGAAAGACTTATTCCTGAATAGTTCAGTGTTATATGCGTCTTCGTTAACTTTAGATGCAATCATTCTTACATCACTAAATTCATTAACATTACCAAGATCAATATTCACATAACCCTTATCTACATAAGAGACTTCATTTCCACTTGGACTTGTACCTGTGATCGTTCTAGCTTGTGCAGTAACAGAACACTTACCAGTAGGTTTAATAACTCTGTAGTTAGGTTTGATGCTAGAGTACAACAAGTTAGTTGTAGTATCGATTTCATCACCACCAGCAGCACCGCTATCAGCGAAACTTAGGAGTGGAGCGTTAACCAATGATCCATCATCAGTTCTGTCTGTACCATTTTGATCTCTTTGAATTCTGATATAGAAGTTATCAATATCAAACTCATAAGGGTCAATGTCATGAGTTGTGTTAATTCTTCTGAGAGATACACCTTGTAGTTCATACAAGTCAACTTCTTCTCCAAGAGTATGTGGGGTAGAAACTGTACCGTCAACACCTCTAGTGCCGATAGTTAATGTTCCTGCACCAACACCAGTGTAAGAAATAAGTTCTTGGTCAACCAATACATAACCTGGGTTTGTTGCAGTAACTGGCATTCCTTCAAATGTATCATATCCAGCAGTAGAAGCAACCGAAATTACCGTGCTAGTAGAAGTAACATCTGCAGATAGTTGTGTTGCATCAGCAAGATCCTTACATCCACTAATAGTAATCTTGTTAGATCCACTATACATTCCGTGGTTTGGAAGATAAACAATTATCATGTCACCTTCGTTAGAAGTAGGACCAGTTCTTGCGGACAATGTAATTGTCGTAGTTCCAAGTGCTATTCTTGTTCCAGAGTCATTGTAGTAAACAAGTTTTTCGCTAGTAACAAATGTGTTACCACGTACATCTTCTAAGAATAATCTATCAACACCACTAGTTGCTTCAATTGACAACTGTGCTTGAGAACCAGCACCACCAGCGTCTGCTGTTGTAATACCGATAATGTCACCTACAGCATAACCATGTCCTGCAGTTACAATAGTTGCACCAGCAGCAGTTACGTTTCCATTTTCAACAAAGATGTTTGCTTTTGCACCAACTCCATTACCAGTAACAGCGAATAGATCAACATTATTATATTGACCATCGATGTAATCAGTACCACCAATAGCAACTGTAGAAATACCTGCGTAAGAACCAAATGTTAGGTCAATAGGACCACCTGTACTTTCAATAGTACCAAACTTATAGGAACTACCAGAACTACCACCTTCAGCAGCAGTTGCTTCACCAATCTTCCTACCAGTAGTAAGAATACCTGCCATCACAGTTCCATTTGCGACTGTATCAATACCAACGGTTACAGATCTAGAAACGACTTGGAATGAATCAGGATCTAATCTTCTGATGTAGTTGTTACTTACATCAAGATCTGGGTTGTGCATATAAACAGTACCAGAGGTAGCTGTAAATTTCGCTCTCTTAAGTCTGAATGTTAAATCTTCTTCCTGAGTTGGAGTCCAAATAGAACCGTTCTGAGACTTGAATAGAGAACCAGCACCCCACTGTTTACTATGCTGAGAGTTCTGACCTAATCCTAGTGCCTTAAAGTTGAGTGTCTTAGAACCCATCCTTGCAAGGAAGACTTCATAAGAATCAGACTCAGACAAGAGAACGACACAGAATTCAGTGTTTGGAGCACAGAATACAGGAGACTTAAAGTTAAATGTAGTCTTATAAGTTTCATTACCTGCAGATGCACCAGTGTCAGGAACCAATGTAACTTGGTCTGGATCAAGTTTTACTTCAGAGTATTCTAGAACATTTCTGGTTGGAATACCCAACTGCATTTGTCTGACTTCAAGGAATACTGGGAGTTTTTCATCCTTAGTATAGAACCAAACGTCAAGACTAGTAAGGAAGACACCACTAGCATCTGTTGTAAACGACTGTGCAAGAGGGTCTCTGTGGAAGTAAACCTTATACTTTGTCGTTCTCCAAGTTTCAATAACACCAGTAGACTTATAATCTGCTTGTCCTGAGGAGATCTTTGTAGATCCAGGAATTGCTTTAGTGTTATTAATATCAGTATTAAGAACAAATTGTTTAGTACCTGTCTTAAATCTGTTTGGAGGTGCAGGATTTGCAAGAGGATCTCTAATAAAGAAGGCAGCTTGGATATCACCAAACTTATCAGAAACCAAACGAATCTGACTTACCTTTGCAGTAGCACCAGACTTTTGACCAGTCAGTAACATGTCATTAACAACATATCCACTGAATGAACCCTGTGCTTCTTCTGCCATAGAAGCAACGTCAACGTTTATAATTGTCGAAGACTTAGAATATGTCGTAGGAATATTCTGTGCAGTATTGTATGGGTTTATGCTATAAGTTCTATCTGGTTTGTTATACTTACCTCTCTTATGGTTAGGTGTACAAACTCTGAACTTAATTTTTGCCTTTCCTTTCTTACCAATTACAGTTTCACCAATTTTGAATGCACCTGTAACATCCTTAATTTCAAGAAGTTTTGGTATGATATCCAAATTATTACTTCCATCAAAGAAGTGGTAATACCTAGTTTTTGGTTTACAAGACAACGCATCAACAAGTACGTTTCTAGAACGCATATACTCTTCCGCTTGCGACTTGATCTTCTCGACCTTATCTGCGGGTGTTGGCGTTGGTACGTCAACTTTCTTGTAAGTAGTGGTGTAAGTAGCGACGCGACGCATACAACGCCAGCCCCAGCCCCACCAGCCCCAATAGCCGTAGCGCCAACGATATCCATACCAACCCCATCTCCACCAATATCCATATCTCCAACCACGACGATACCAGTAGTACCCCCAATGCCAATGGCACCATCTCCATCTATAACGACCCCAATACCAACGCCAGCGACCCCACCAGCCCCACCAGTAACCAGTACGAACCCACTTATAACGTTTGGTAACAACCTTTACTGTTTTTTGCTTACCTTTAATCTTTACAGTTTGCTGAGTCTGAATCTTTCTAGACCAACTATCAATATCAGGTTTTAGTGTAATTGCAACTGCCCATGTAATAACGTTAAATGGGTTAATATTACTTACACCAGTTGCTGCAAGTTGTTTTACCCACTCTTTCTCTTCATACTTAAGCATCAAGAGATCACCACGTTTAACGATGTTCTCATCTAAAAGTTCATAATCAATTGTACTATCGTAAGTAGAAGATGTTGTTTCGTCTTTAGTTACAATTAATGTTTTTAAAGATGCATTTGATGGTAATGGTGTAATTGTACCGCTACCTTCATCACTCTGTTCACACTTATTATCTGGGTGTCCATCATCAATTTGTTCACTATTTTGGAAATTATCAGCAAAGAATCCATTTTTGAAACGTGCTTTACCAGTTGCATCTCTAATGTCAACATTTTTTGTTTGCTCTTCTAACATAGAAAGAGTAACTGCACTTTCAAGAGCACTGATCTTTCTATCTAATTTACCAATATCAGCAAAAGTATATCTTCTTGGGTTTTCTAAATCAATATCAATAGAATCAGTTTCATCTGTATATGCAGGTAAAGTGATAGTACCCAATAACATATGGTCAGAATCTAAATCGTCAGGTTCACCTTCACCAGGCACACCTTGAACAATAGATAGATCACCATTTTTATTCAAGAAAAGTTTATCAGTTCTACTTAAGTAATATTCAAAACTTACAACAGATCCTTCCCCAACTGCTAAAGGTAGAGCTGGTTTATTATCAGCACCAAAGTCTCTAGATGCAAAACTAAATGGAGGTGCAGTCGCAGTTGCTGGATCATATACAGAAACAGCAGGTCTAAAGTCTAAGACGTTTGTACCACCAGTAGTAGAACCATTTACTTCAGACTCCATATCTGGTATTAAATCTCTAAACACAGACTGTGGGTAACTATCTACAGTTACAACATCGCCATCATCTCCAGAAGGAACAGAGTAATAATCAAATACAATTTTTAATTGTTTAGTTGGAGGTTGACCACTAGTAGCAGTTCTCTTAATAGAAGCATAGTTAGAGAACGCATGTTCCTGACCATTATTCAATTCATATCTGTAAGTAATATCCTTATAATTTCCATTAACAATACTATCAATACTTGCAACAATATCACTCTCATCAAAAGAAATATCTTCTCCAACAATAAACCTAGCATCAGTTAGATATACAAAATCTACTTGAGCAGCACCAGGTTTTGCTACAAGTCTTGCAATTGCTTTACTACTAGCACCGATAATACTTTCACCAATAATCGCACTAGTCTGTACATTTTCTACAGAAGTTAGATTTAGTTTATCAAATGTAGGTGCATTACTATCAAAAGACTCATGAACAGCAATAATTTCAATAACCTCTGGATAGTTCAAACAAATTCTCTTGTCCTGAACTCTAGTTCCAAAAAATGTACTATAGGACAAACCATCATTTAAACTGTTGTTTGCTGTAGATCCAGACTGTTTGTTTGCAGATCGGGTAATATTTACAATATGTGAACGATTAACAACCTTATTTTTTGCCTTGAATTGAGGTTTCTTCATTACAACGTTGGCAACAACGTTAGTCTGAGATGGTCTTAAACCTTTAAGTGTGATTGTATTTGAACCACTATTATATTCAAATTTGTTTGCTGTGATTGTTGCAATAACACCATCAGAATAAACAACACTATATCTGTCCTCATCAAATGCTTCAAATATAGCACCTTGAACACCACTGGTATTGGTGATTGTCATTTCACCAGCACCATTAGTTGCTAATGCAGTAAGTTGGGTATGGTACTCAAGACTTGAATTTTTTAGATCTACTGTTGCAACATCACTTTGTGGAAGAGCAACATACATCTCATCCTGTTGAATGTTTTGTACAATAGGTGTAAAAGCAATAATTGTTGATGTAATATCCGCTGCAGGAAGAGCACCAGTAGTAATTCCAATAACATCTGTAGTCGCTTCTACAGTAACTTCCTTACCAGTTTTTGCAATATCTTTTACTCTATACAATGTGGTAGTTGTAAAACCAACTTGTTGAACAGCAAGTAAAGAATCTGTCCTAATACCAGTAAGAGATTTATTATTAAGTGATACTTTACCAGTAGTGGTAATATTAAACTGGTCTGTTTCTTTAAATCCAGGAACAGGTTGACCAACTAAAAGTACATCACCGTAGAAATCTGCCTGTAGACCTAGTGTAGAAGCTTGCTGATAAACAGATTTTACATCAGTACTATCATATACTCTTACATCTAATGTTTTTCTAGCATTTTCTTTAACACCATTAATATAAATTTGTTCACCTTGGATGAAGGTTCCAGATGTATCCCTTACAAAAATCTTAGCACTTCCAGTACCAGCTGCGGTTACATATCCAGATGCACCACTAGATTGACCTGTGATATATGCACCTGCAGGAAGTTGAGCAGCACTGAGAGGGTTGGCAAGATGTAACTTCTGATATAATGTTACGTCATAAACAAATAAAGTAAATGGAGTACTAGGAGATAAGTATTCTCCAGAACTTAAATTAAAAGAATAACACCTAGCATCACCAATTCTTTCACCTGCAAGAGTTGTTCCATTAGCACCTAATCTTTGACTGTATAATTGAATTTCTCTCTTAATTGCAGGATGTCCATAAACATTATTTACTTGAATTTGACTACCTAGATTATATGGAACAAAAGCTTGTTCAACTTTACGAGTTGTTCTTGGTTTTGGAATATCTAAAATTGTTGCAACAGGTTTATCAATATCATAACCTTTTACATATGCTTTACCAGATCCAATAGAAACACAAGCTAAATCATCAGAAGGAACATTACCTTCATCAGTTACTTGGTTATCATAGTAAAGACCATTATTACCTCTTCTATTATTCAAACACTCATGGAAAGTGATGTCAAAAGGTTCAACAAAGAAGTTACCAGTTTTCTCAAAATCTCTTTCAGCAATATAATCTTTAATAACAGAATATTGTGGTTTATTAGGAACTGTTAAAAGTACACCATCTTCTACTCTTAAGAGTTCAATAAAACTTGAGTCATTAAGATCAGTAAGACTCTTTTTAACTAAGGTAGTTTGTATTTTAAATCTATCAGCACCAGGAGCAGCAAAGTTAGTGAAACCCTTTGCATTATCATATAAAGTATTATCTTGCTTTGCGTTTACAATTTCTTCACTAATTTGAAGACCGACTCTGTATGAAGGAGCATCGTTTGCTTCGTCTAAAACTACTGTTTGCTTTTTAACGTCAACGAAGTAACCTCTGAAGAAGAAAGTACCTGCATCTACGTGAGCAGCAGAACCTATTTGTGCTGCACTTGTTGCAATAGTAACTGCAAAAGTGTTTCCACTAGAAATAGTTGTATTTCCATATACGACGTTTTCTTCAGTAATTAAAGTCTCTCCATCTTGGAAAGCACCTACATCATTACTAGCTGTACCAGAAGTATATTTTATGAAAAGAGTAATATTACCACTTTCTGTTTGCGAAGATAGAAGAACATTTACGATCTTTGCTTCAAGACCTGTTTGTTGTCCTCTAATCTCTTTTCCTACAAAGGATGAAATATAATCACTAACATTTAAACCAAGGAAAGTTGATTCAATCTGAATTGATTGATAATCAAAATCATAGCTAACTCCACCAGGTATTACAACAGATCCATCTTTGAAAGTATGTCTAGCAAATTTTTCAATCTGATTCTGAAGAATAGATTGAGACGTAGTTAATTCTCTAGCCTGTACTGGAAAACCAGGCTTAAACAATACCCTATAGTAATTGTTTTCTGCGTCAAAATCGTCATAATATGGATTGATATTTAAATTGGTTCTTTGTGGCATTGTCTCAGTTTAGAATTCCAGTACGATTTTTACGTCTTCTCTTTGTCTCAGGTTCCTCGAAACGGTTTGCCTGTTATCAATATATATAAGCTCACCCGATGAGACTTCAATTTCTGGACCAGAAAGACCGCTTGTGAAGTTAATTCCAAGATCTATTAGAGCACCTGCGCTACTTACTGTATTAATACCAGTAAATCCTGTATTGATTGTGCAACTTGCAGAACCAATTGTGACGTTCGCTACGGCACTTGTAAAGGCATGTTTGATGAAAGATTGACGAGAAGCAAATGGGTCGTCTTCTTGATTTGTTGTAGACTGGTTAAAGTATAAAGATCTATCTTGAGCATATCTAACAACATTTGTTGAACTATCAAAAGATGTTACCCATCCAAAGGCAGTAACACCAGCACCGATAGTTTGAGAAATTTTAGATCCTACGTTAATTTGCGTAATGTCAGAAATTGTATCTAAGACAATCGCATTTGTGGAACTAAATGAATTAGAAGACTGTACAGATGTCGAACCAACAGAAAGTGGGTTCTTAAGTAGAGCAACTTGTGAAAATTTTGTAGAAGTTGGGAAATCACCGATATCGTCAAAACGAGCATAGATCAAAACTTTGTCAGCACCTAATTCATTATATGCATTAAAACCATGTCCTTTTGTTGGTGGAATGATTGGAATTAAGAATGCTCTATCAGTAATAGATCCAGTATTAATTGAAGATAAATCAACAATACCAAAAGAATAACCACTACCACCAGATGATACAGTGGCACTAGTAATCTTACCTGAAGTATCTACAGATAAAACTGCCTTTGCTCCTGTTCCATCACCAAGGATATCAACGGGTTGGTTTTGCCCAATACCATATCCCGCACCTTGTTTTTCAATATAAACTGTTTTAATTTGATTCAGGTTTACATCCGAGTTTCCATTATCTCTAACCGCTGCAACTGGACCTGTAGCCGTTTCCCATTCATTTGGTACAGGTATGTACTCCAAAGTATCAAACTTAATAATATCTCCAGGTGAGACAGTATACATATATTTCCAAACATAACCATCTCCACTATTACCCGCTTTAGATGGTTCAAGGTCAGTAAAAGTTGGTTCATCAAGAGATTGATTACCAACAGTATTGATACCTGAAGAACCGTTCTGTAAACAAATATAGACTTGGAAGTCTGAATTCATTACATAGTAGTTCGCATCATATAATCTAGTAGAGTTGGTTACAGGAGACGGAGATTGAATACTGTAATCGTGTCGGTACATTTCATAAATTGTACCTTGCGTCCAGTCAACTCTTCTAATTAATCTTCTGATATTGTCTTTGGTAATTTTCTTACCAAAAAGTGCAGTATCACGAACATGATTAGCATAGTTAAAATCATCTACTGGATACGGGGTTGAATTATCCCAATTGGAACTCCTACCAAAACCAACCTGAGTTGGGTTCGCGAGTCCAAGAACGACATAATACGAATTATTTGAATCTGAAACATCAGACACGAAATTGGCTGCGTTTAGGATCCTAAATTGGTCTGATACTATAGCGGGCATTGCTTTCTAAAAATTAAAACACATTGGATCTAGGTATTATTTATACTCATTATTTTGTGATTCCTCCAGTACCCCTTAAACCGAACCCTCTTCTCTGGAAAAGTGGGTAAGATCCTAGACCAACAGAGAACGTATTTCCATCGACATTAAGTGCGATTGGATTACTTCCTCTACTAAATCCAGTAACAATTCCCCAACTGTAGGTACCAACATTAGTGTATGCAAATCCAACAGTACTGAGTCCAGAAGTATTTGAATTTGAATCAATATTGCAGAACGTGGTTATGATTCCGTTACCTGCATCATACTCAACTTGATGAATCTTATAGATGTTATTGCAAGCAGTTGTACCAATACCAATTACTTGGGAATTGTGAGTATCGATAGAAGTTACACCTGTACCAACATTAGTATCGTTAATAAAGATTCTCATTCCATCTCTAAGGGTATCTGATGGGGAAGATGGAAGAGTTAAAGTAAACTTCAAGCAGAGATCAGTACCGATTCCAGTAGAAGTTGTAATTCCAATAATATCACCATCATAACCATTTACAGTTGGTGTTATTGTGATACTTTCAATCTCTACAGATGGATTTGGTACTAACGCATATGCACTAGTTCCATATCCACTACCAGCATTGGTAATATTTGCACCAATGATTGAACCACCAGAAATAATCGCAGTTGCTAGTGCAGTTGTTCCGAAACCAACAGTAATATCAGGTGGATTTGATATAGAAATTGTTACGATTCCAGTATATCCAGAACCACCATTAAGAACAGTGATTGTGGAAATCGTACCAGCACTTGCACCTGTAGTTCCAACTCCAACGCTTAGAATACCTACAACTGGATCAGTTCCTGGAGTAATGATGCCATCAAAATTGGTAGATGGACTAACTTGTTCATAGTTAAACAAACTAGCATTATCGAGGAAGAGGTAATCTTGAGTTGAAGATGCAGAACCAATAATTCTTGCTGTTGGATAGATTTGTGGTTCTAGTGCTTCACGAGTCTTAGGAATAATACGTCCATCAACAGTTCTATCAACTTTTTGTTTTCTCCAAACAACAGGTCTCTTGAAGTTACCATCAATACCCTGTCTAGAGTATAAGTTAGTTGCAAGAATATCGGATGCAACAATGTCATTAACAACTCTTGGTTCTTGATCTGGAACAGTAGAAACACCAACTGGTTTAATTAAGATTAATTCATCACCAATTTTGATTGATTCAACTACGTTAACAGTATTAACATCATCATTACTACCTCTATAGAAGTAAATTGTAACTTGGTCAGCCTCTGCTGGAGCACTTGTAAATTCAAATGCAGTACCACCTTCAAAGGTGTAATCTTTCTCTGGTATTTGAAGAACACCATTGATAAAGATGATAAGAAGTGATGGGAAACTAATAGGTGTTCCATCTTGTTTCTCAAAACTGACTAACTGCTCATTTTGGAATAGTGGGAATCTCTTTGTTACACCATCTTGTAGTGAGGTAATATCATCAATATAATCAAGTTGACCGAATTGCCATCCATAGAAAGTATCGGAGAATGTATCAACAACTTGAAGTTCAAATGGTTCAGTTTCAGTTGTATAACCAACTGTCTTAGATCCAGCAAGGACTTTTGCAGCAGTTACCAAACCAACAGGACTAACCTTATCATTAACTTGGAAACCATATCCTCTGTTTCCGATTGTAAAGTTCTTAACTCCACTTGACTCTGATGCAATACCACTAGTACTAATACCACCAACATTTAGAGTTACAGATAATCCAATACCAGTAGTAGTTGTCTCACCAATACCTAGTCTAAAGAGACCTCTAACTGGTAGATCATCATAAGATGGTCCAGGAATTTCCAACCTTGGAGCAATAGTAAATCCAGTTCCAACATAATCTAGAGAAGGAACAAGACTTCCACCAAAACCAACTGTAGTAGTAATTGTTAAACCAGTTCCAACATTATTTTCAGGAACTATTGTTACTGGAACATTATTTCCATAGAATCCACTACCAGGGAAGAACTGATTAACCTTACCAACTTTACCACCAGAATGATAGAAGTGTTTAAATGTACAGATACCAACATCAGCAGTAAATTCAGTAGCAGAATATACTTCCTTAACTCTAAATGGACCTGGATTTAGTTTCTTCTCAGCAATACCAGAACGTAATTGGGTAACCATACCACCACTACCGTAGAAGTGCTGATAAGTTGAAATACCAACTCTTACTCTTATTGTATTTGCATCATCTGCACTGATTACTTTATAAGGACCAGTATATTGTTGTGGTTTGGATGTACCACCACCAGTGTAAGTATGAGCAATTGGGGATCTTCCAACATTAATGGTATATTCCTTACTATTAGCAATAGCAAGTACTTCATAAGGTCCAGTATATCTTACAGGAGATACTCTACCAGAGTGATCGTAAGTATGGACGTAAGTAGAAACACCAACATTAACAGTGAATGTATTTCTGTCAATTCTTTCCTTAACTGTATAAGGACCAGCGAATTTAACTTCTGCAGCAGTACCACCAGAAACATATGTATGAGCAAGAGTTGATACTCCTACGTTAGTTACAAATGTTGTTGAGTTAACAATAGTTGTTAATTCAAAGTCAGTTTGCTTATCTGGATAAGTCTTAGAACCATATGCACATGATACGGTCATACCCTGCAATCTTACCTTCTTAAATCGGACAAAATTATGGTTGGTTGCGGTAGTAACAGTCGCAATACCTGATTGATTATCATATTGGAAGTTACTGATATTAACAGCGGTTCCAGTATCTTGTGGGAATACATGTGTAGTACCACTACCAATTGGGCAAAGCATATGGATATTTTCAAAGTTAATTAACTGCCCAGTTCCAAGTTGATTGAATCCATTGGTTGTTACTGTTGCCAAACCAGTCATATTGTTATATTCAAAATTAGCAATCTTAATAAATGCACCTTGAGGATTAGGGAACCTGTCACTTGTAACACCAGTTCTTACATTACCACCACTGACATATGTGTGTACTATAGTTGAGATACCTGTGTTTGTTACGAAGGTATTAGCATCAATAACATCAGTTACTCCGAAGAAGAATCCTGTTCCACCATCTGGATATGTCTTCATACCAGAAGTACATGTCAAAGCAATACCAGATAGTTTTACATTTTCACCTGTTGTTAGTCCATGACCAACTGCGGTTATAGTTGTAACACCAGTAGTGTTAGTGTAGTTAAATCCAGTGATAGGAACATCAGTGAAATATGTTGGTCCTGTTAATCCAGTGCTCTGCTGAAGATCTGGAGTTGCTCCAATATTAACTGTAATTGTATTTGGAGTTCTTGCCTCAATATTAATATTATTATCGTAGAATGGATCTCTCTTATGTGATAAACCTTCATCAGCTGCACTTACAAATGTATGTACAGAAACGTTTGTGGAAGGTACAGTTGCTAATGTTTGTACTTCAAAAGTATTTGTAGTGACGTTTTCTACCTTTATCCACTTACCACTTACAGGATCAGTTGCTCTTGGATAAGTTTTAACTGAAGTGTTACCATCTAAAGTACATGTAAATGATAATGAATTATCTGCTAACTTAATTTGTCTACCATTCTCAAATCCGTGGTTAGGAACAGTAAGTACCATCATACCAGTAGTAGGATCGTAAGTAGCATCAGTTACAGTTTTGGTCTCTATAAGAGTTCTAGGATAACTATGCTGAGTCGCATTATTATCTTTATCACATGTAAATGTGAGTGAGTTATCTGCTATCTTGATACTTGTTCCTACATCTAAGTCATGAGAACCAATGGTAAGTACCATTTTACCTGAATTTGGATCGTAACTAGCATCAGAAACATTATAATTTACGGTAGTTGATACACCAACATTTAAACTGATTGTATCACTAGTTGTAGCAGCAATAGCAACAGAAGTATTATAGTATGGGTCTTTTGCACGTTTGAATGTGATGCCATTAGTCTTACCAGAGACAAATGTATGAGCATCAGTATTTGTAGAAGGGATTACATCTAATACTTGGATATCAAATGTTTTTGTGGTTACATTAGAAATCTCAACCCATCTATTACTGATGAAATCAGTAGAACGAGGATATGCAGTTGCCACAGTTCCACTAGTAGCACCAACATTAACTGTGATTGTTCCACCTGCTCCGTCTACAGCAGTAATATTAAGAGGCGTATTATATGCAGGATCGGTTGAACGAGGATAGTACTTAGTCTTGACGTTACCGTCAGCAGTACAAGTAAATGCAAACTTATCAGCACCAATTTCTACTAAGTCATCAGTTGTGAAACTATGAGTACCAATGGTAATTACCATATCACCAGTTGCAGGATTATATGTGGCATTAGTTACATCATGTTGTGTCTGCACAGGACCAACAGTAATTGTAATTGCATTAGTTACTGTTCCACCAGCCCAAGTATGTACTGAACCTACGCCATATTGACATGAGAATGAAACCGCACCATCATCAAGTTTAACTAGATCACCATTTTTCATTCCATGAGCAGCAGGAGTAGTAACAGTCATGATACCTACAACAGGATCATAAACTGTACCAGTTGTTGCGGTAAGAGAACCAGTAGTTGAACGAGGATATGCATGAACTGTTGCATTATCATCCTGTGAACATGTGAATAGTAATGAATTTTCATTAATTTTAACAGCAGTTCCAGTTTTTAAGGTATGAGCACCAATGTTTGCTACCAATAATCCTGTAGTAGGATCGTAAGTTGCAGCACTAACATCAAATGGGAGAATAGGAGATTTACCTACATTAAGTGTGATTGTATCACTAGTTGTAGCAGCAATAGAAACAGCAGTATCATAGAATGGATCAGTGGATCTTGGATAATTCTTCGTTGATGTATTACCATCCATTGTGCAAGTAAATGGTAGTGAGCCATTAGCAATCTTAACACTTGTTCCTGTTCTTAAGGTATGAGCACCGATGTTTAGTACCATTAAACCTGTAGCAGCATCATAAGTCGCAGCACTAACATCATGATTTACGATAGTTGATATACCAACATTTAAACTGATTGTAGTACTGGTTGTCGCAGCAATAGCAACAGCAGTATCATAGAATGGATCGGTTGATCTAGGATATGTCTTAGTAGATGTATTACCATCCATTGTACAGGTAAAGGATAATCCATTATTAGCGATCTTAACACTTGTTCCTGTTGTCAAGGTATGAGAACCGATGGTTAGTTCCATCACACCTGTCGCTGCATTATAAGTTGCATTGGTGACATCATGATTTACGATAGGTGATGCACCAACGTTGATTGTAAAGGTATCTGTGGTTGTTCCTGTAATAGCAGTTGCAATTCCAGAAATAGGATCGGTTG